ATAGAGCGATTAGCTTTCAGACTGTCTTCGAGTCAGGCGACGATATTGCCTTCGGCACGTTATCGGACACTCATGTCACCGAGGAGACGGTGTGGCAGATTACGGCTGTCACCTCGGCCGTGAACATGATTGCGAGCACAATCTCGACCCTGCCGGTCGATTGCTTCTACCGTGACGGTGACGGAGCTCGCCGACCCTTCCGTCCGAAACCGGCTTGGGTCAGCCAACCTGACATCGCGATGGCTCGCTCCTCGTTCTACACTCAAGCAATCGTCAGCCTCCTCCTGGACGGCAACGCCTTCATTCGTGTCTTCTCACGTCAAGGCCGCGTCGTCAACCTCATGGTTCTCAATCCGTCGACCGTCGAGGTGAAGCGGAACGGTGGCGGCACTTTGACATTCACTGTGGCCGGCGAGAAGAAAACTCTCGGCGACGACGAGATGATTCACATCACCGACATTCTCCGACCTGGTGACGTCCGTGGTATCAGCCGCGTAAAGATGATGAAGAACGCTTTCGGACTCTCACAAGCTCTTGAAGCCTATGCTTCCATGTTCTTTGGCTCCGGAACTAACATGAACGGAATCATCGAGTTTCCCGGCAATCTTTCGAGCGAACAGGCCGCCGACCTCGCCGCCAATTTTGACCGTCGTCACCGTGGATGGCGCTACGGCCAGAAGACCGGAATCCTATCTGGTGGGGCCACCTTCAAGCAAACTCAGGCAGAGCCCGAGAACGCCCAGGCGATTGAATCACGACGCTTCATGGTCGAGGAGATTGCTCGAGCCTTCTCCATCCCAAGCCACCTCCTGAACATCCCTGGGACGACAAGCTACGCCAGCCTCGAAGAATCCAATCGTAGCTGGTGGGTCACTGGCCTCCGTCCACTCCTGGCACGCCTCGAGGATTCACTGTCACCACTTCTCGCTCGTGAACCTGGCGGTGAGAACGCCTTCCTTAAGTGGAACATCGACTCCATCGTCCGCTCTGACCTGGCGACCCGCTCCCAGGCATACTCGACTGGCCTCCAGGCCGGTTACCTGACCGTCAACGACGTCCGCCGACTCGAGGACCTCCGTCCAATGGAGAGCACCTCAGCCGACGCTGTGCGTGTCCCTCTGGCCAACGTCAACATCGACGACTCGGATGTCCGAGCCCAACGTGAACGAGTCCAGATGGCTCGCGACCTGGTCTTCGCCGGTTACGACCCCGCGTCTGTTCTTGAGATGCTCGGCCTGCCTCCCATCACTCACACTGGCCTACCTTCTGTTCAGCTTCAGAGCGTCGCTCAGAACGCTCAGACTGTTCAGGATGGTGGCGACATCGAATCCCAATACAAGGACGAGGTGACCTAATGCCAATTCTTCACTCTGTTCACACTTTGAGCATCGGAACCCCGACGATGATTGTCACGCCGGACAATATGCCTCAAGAAGTCACCATTCACAACATGACGAAGTCCTCGAACGAGTACATCTTCATCGGTGGCTCTGCCGTGTCTGTTTCAAACGCTCCTCACATTGACCCTGGCGCGACCATCCAGCTCACAATCCGTCCGTCGGATGCTCTGTGGGCTGTCAGCGACCCTGGCGGATTAGAAGTTGGGGTTCTCCAGATTCAGAAGAGGGACTAGCTTCATGCCGTACTTCATCACCGACCGTCACCCTGACTGTGACCAGTGGGCCGTCGTCAAAGAAGACGGCGAGCTCCTGGCCTGCCACGCTGACGAGCAATCCGCAATCGACCAGATGGTCGCGGTGAGCATCTCTGAGGACATGGACCCTGGTGGAACCTATGAGGGTGATGAGTTCCGTGAGGCACTCGCTGACGACGTAGAGGAACGTCAAGTCAATCTCGACCCTCCGGCTTACATGAGAGCGGCCGCACGACGTGGCCTCGAATACTACGAGCAAGGTCTCGGTGGTGACGGTCTTGTCGAACGGACAATCCGTGAGGCTCGTGCCATGGCCAACGGTTCGGTCACCGTGGAAAAATGGACTCGGATTGCCGCTTGGATTGCCAGACACCTTGTCGACCTGGACGCTCCTGCCGCTGACCCCGACAACGAGGCCTACCCCTCCCCCGGTGTTGTGGCTCACCTTCTTTGGGGTTCAGGCCCGTCAAAGAGGGCCGCAGAGCGAGCGCTGGCCTATGCTGAGGGTGTCGTTGGTAGAATTGAAGCCGAGAATGAAGGAAGAGCCCGAGGAGAGAGTGTGAAGAAGCTCGAGACCAGAACCAACCTGACTCAGATTGAGGTTCGGGACGGAAGCGACGGCATGACCTTCGAAGGTTACGCCGCCGTCTTTGACTCTGACAGTCAACCCCTGCCCTTCATCGAGCGAATCAAGCGCGGAGCGTTCACTCGTTCGCTGAAGTCACGGAACAACATCTTCTTCTACTGGAACCACGACTCCGGTCAGGTGCTCGGTTCGACTCGCGCCGGAACTCTCCAGCTCGAGGAAGACGGCCGCGGCTTGAAGGTCCGCGCTCAGCTACCCAACACGACGCTCGGTCGGGACGTCGCCGAGTTGGTTCGTACCGGAGTGATTGACTCGCTCAGTTTCGGATTCACTACTGTCAAAGATTCATGGGACGAGTCCGGCAACCGTCGCACCCTCGAGTCTGTCCGTCTTCACGAAGTCTCTCTGACTCCTGTGCCAGCGTATGAGGGCACCGCTGGGAGCGCTTCGGTTCGTGGCCTGGACAAGATTGCTCAGAGAGCCGACGTGAACGCTGAGGAGCTCGCCACAACTCTTCTGAAGATTGAGGAAGGCGAGGACATCTCCATGGAGGAGAAGAGCCTCGTCTCGAAGGTCCTGGACACTCTGGCACCTGAGCCCGAGGTCGAGACCGTGGAAGAAGTTGACACTGTCGACGCTGACGCTGAAGCGCTGGCGCTTCTCATGCTGAAGAAGAAGAAGCTCGAACTATTGGAGGCCCTCAATGGCAACTGAAGCACAAGTCAAGGCCGCGATTCTGAAGGTCGCTGGCAATCCGACGTCTGGTGTAATCAAAGACCTAGCGGATGAGTTCGCACGGGCCATCGTCGCTCTGGACAATCCACCAGTCCAGAGGGCTAAGGAAACCCGCGTCTCACGTTCTGAGGAGACTCGCTAGGCAACCGGGGCCAGACCCCTTGACACTGGCCCCGGTATCCTCACCTTCTAAGCGGTCGCGACCTGGTACCTGGGGAAGTGTTGCGTGTATAAGAAGGCAAGCTCGGAGAGTGCGACTCTGAGTTCTTCCTTCTCGAAGATGGAAGCGGGCTCGCTTAGCTCGCGGAGGGTCCAGGCGATTGCTCGCTCTAGTTCTTCTGGTGTGTTGCGAGGTGTGGTGTTCATGATGTTTCCTTCCTTGGGGCCCCCGTAGGGGCCCCGGTTGTTGTTGTTAGAAGAGGTCCTCGACGGAGTCCTTGATGACCTGGAGTTCGCTAATCAGGCAGTCAATCTGAGCCGAAGTCAACTTCTGCTTGAGCGAACGACGCTCCATGTGGTACGAGCGCTCCTCGCTGACCATGTTGACCATCATTGCTTCGGTGTTGGCCTTCATCATCTGTTCGAAGTGGACCTGGATGCTCTGGATGTCAGCGTTCAGGTTGGCGATGTCGGTGCGGATGATGTGTGCTGGCTTGGTGGTGTTCATTTTGATTCCTTCCGGTTGGTGTTGCTTGATACTTAGAAGCTACAGGTATCCCGAAACTATGTCAACCCCATTCTCAAAAAATAAATCCCGGGCGTGTCGCAATCCCAGAAGCCGGGATACTCCTCCCCGGTAGAATTGAAACATCGGTTCAGTGTCAACACGGCCGAGAGTCGGTTCAGCGTCAACGCGACCGCGAAACCACAACAACAACAACTAAGGAGACTCATGTCCGAGTTCATCAAGGCTCAGGCAGAAGTTCGCAACAACCTCATCGAGCAGGTCCGGTCCGTATTGGACTCGGCCGAGACCGAAGGTCGCGGACTCTCTGGCGAAGAGCTTGCCAAAATCAACACGATTGAGGCGGACATCGCGAAGGCTGACGAGGCCATCTCTGTGGCGAAGCGTTCCGAAGACCGCAAGGTCGAGACCGCTGAGGCCGCACGCGACTTCCAGCCCGCACAATCCAACATCGAAGAGCGCGACATCTTCCGTGCCCTTGCTCGTGGAGAAATCCGTTCGCACAAGTTCGAGACCCGCGCCACCCTGGTGCCCTCGGCTAACACTGTGCCCGTCGGATTCTACGACCAGGTCATGGACCGTGCCCGACTCGTCGGCCCCATGCTTGAGACAAGCACCGTCCTGACCAGGGACTCTGGAGAATCCTTCCGGATGCCCACCATGACGGCATACCCGACCGCTGACCAGTACGCCGCCGGTTCCGCTATTGCGGACTCCGCTGGAACGTACTCCTCGGTCCTGCTGACCCCTCGCAAAATCTCGCTCATCACCAAAATCGCTCGCGAATTGGTTGAAGACGCTGGATTCAACATCACCGAGCACATCGGTCGTGTTGCCGGTAACGCCATCGGATACAAGGTCAACGAGCTTGCTTCCGTCGGAACCGGAACCGTCGAGGCTACGGGTCTGTTCGATGCGGCCGCTACCGGAGCAACCGCGGCAAGCGCTACGGCGTTCACCGCTGACGAGCTCATCACCCTCGCTTACTCTCTGGATGGAGCCGCTCGTCGTCTCCCCGGTGTGGGCTGGCACATGAGCACGGCAACTCTCGGAGCTGTCCGTAAGCTGAAGGACGATGCTGGAAACTACCTCTACAACATCGTCGGCCAGGGCGAGGGAACTCTGCTCGGTTACCCCGTGTTCGAGAACCCTGCCGCACCAGCCGCTACCACTGGCCTGAAGCCAATCGCCTTCGGCCACCTCCCGTCGTACACCATCGTCACCACTGGTCTTGAGACCTCGGTGAGCGACCAGGCGTACTTCGCTACCGACGAGATTGGTTACAAGTTCACCTACCGCTTCGACGGTAACCTGCTTGACACCACTCACGTCAAGGTTCTGGAGATGGCCTAACATCTAACCAGATTGGAGCCCCGTACCTCGTAGGTTGGTGCGGGGCTCCTCTCATTCTCGGTGGTCCGTACTAGGATGAGGCCATGCCAACCTACGACAAGATTCAAGGTGCCGTCCTTCTGGCGTCGAACACTCCTGGAGTGGCCACGGGCTATGGCACACAAGCGAAACTCCTGGTCGACCGAATGGTCCGACATGGGATGAAGGTGGGCGTCGCCTCGAACTACGGCCTCGAGGGACGCTTCTCTGAGATGAAGACACCTCACGGGCCGATACTTCACTACCCCAGGGGCTACAAGGCCTACTGTGACGATGTCATCCCCACCTGGTATGAAGACTTCAAAGACCGCTTCAAGGACCGCACAACGGCTCTCATGACCTTGTACGACGTTTGGGTCTACAAGGACATGGTGTTCGAGGACACAATTCACGCTTGGACCCCGATGGACCACCTGACACCTCCGCCGAGAGTGCTGGAGGTTCTCCGGAAGGACAACGTCCGACCCATCTCGATGGCACCTCACGGCGAGCGCCAGATGACCGAGTATGGAATCGAGAACACTTACATTCCGCACGCGATTGACTCGACAATCTTCAAGCCGACGAAGAGTGTGATGGGTCGACCGACGAGGGAGTTCATGAACATCCCGAAGGATGCCTTCCTGATTGGAATCGTCGCAAGTAACAAGGCAAACGGTCACGTCCATCGCAAAGCCGTGTTCGAACAGTTGGCCGCCGCGAAGCTCTTCATGGATGACCATCCCGACGCCTACCTCTACCTCCACATGGAAGCGTCCGGTGTGTTCGGCGGGTTCCGTCTCGACGTCCTCCTCAAGTCTTTGGGATTCTCGGAGAAGCGTGTCCGCATCGCTGACCCGACCGCGCTCCGCACCGGCTACCCCGACAAGATTGTCGCCGCACTATACACCTCAATGGACGTCCTCCTGAACGCAACCTATGGGGAAGGGTTCGGACTGACCACTGTCGAGGCTCAGATGTGTTCGACTCCGGTCATCACATCGAACTGGACGGCCAGCCAAGACCTCGTCTCTGAGGACTCGTGGAAGGTCGAGGGTCAATGGTTCTGGAACGAGAGCCAATCCGCAATCTGGAAGATTCCCTCAATCAGCCACATGGTCGAATCGCTGGAGGAAGCCTACGAGCGGAAGGGGACGAAGTCGGAGAAGTCTCGTGAGTTCGCTCTCCAGTTCGATGTCGAGAAGGTGTGGTATGACCGTTGGATGCCGTACCTCCAGGAGCACTTCTCATGAAGCTCGAGGAACTGAGAAACATTCATCATGGGAAAACATTGTGGGTCCTCGGTTCCGGTTCGTCGGTCGGCTACCTCGACCCAAGGTTCTTCGACGACAAGATTGTGGTGGCCACGAACCTGATTGGTGAGCTCCTCAGGATTCCAACCTTCTACCTCTTCAGTCACTACCACTGGGTCATCGAGCGACAACTCGACAACGAAGGAATCCTGGCGGCCGTCGTCCAGGAACCATGTTCGACTCGATGGTCACGACCCGGCCCGAACGGTGAGAAGGAATGGCAGGTCGTCCCAGAGGATGACCGCATCGTCTTGAATTACCCTGACCCGGCTGTGCCACCTGGCAACAACTTCGACCCGTTCACGACCGCTCACGACGACGCCATCGTCTTCGGCTCATCATCCGTCCACGGGTCAATCCACTTGGCCGCCATGATGGGAGCCCGCTACATCGTCCTCGTCGGGACAGACTGTGGCACCATCGACGACCAACACCGACTCCCCGGCTACTACTCCGGAGGAGACACACCCTGGAAGCTCTACGACCGAGACCTGATTGCCATGAAGCGATGGGTCAAGCAAACGTACGGGGCCGACACCTACTCGCTCAATCCCTTCGTGAACTTCAATCTCGAAGGCCACACCTTCAGAGGATGACCATGATTCCCAACATGATTGTTCCGGTCCTGAACCGACACGACCTTCTCCAACGGATGCTCGACTCCATCGACTACCCCATCCGGAAACTCATCATCATCGACAACGGCGAACCGGACATCAAGTTGACGATTCCTGATTGGTTCGAGGAGGCAACCTACACTCCGATTCCGTCGAACCTTGGCGTGGCCCCGTCATGGAATCTGGGAATCAAGTCGTTCCCTCATGACCCGAAGTGGCTGATTGTGTCCAACGATGTGGAGTGGAAGCCTGGAGCCCTGGAGGAGTTCTCTGAGGCTGGCCCGAACGAGCTCGTCCTCTGTGCCGGCTTCCCTCACTGGCAAGCGTTCTCGATTGGTGAAGGACCGATTGGTGACGTCGGATTGTTCGACGAGATGTTCGTCAGCGCGTACTTCGAGGACACGGACATGGCTCGCCGGCTGATTCATTCCGGCTGGCCTATTCGGAACATCAAGACCAACATCGGTCATGACAACTCGTCGACGCTGAAGGCCGATGCCACGATTCAGAAGATGAACTCGAAGTCCTTCTTGGTGAATCAGAAGTATCACTCGAGGAAGGAACAGAATGGTGATTACTCCGCTGGTGGTTGGTCGCTTCAGCGCCGACGAGAGCTTGGTTGGGGTTAGAGGGACTTGGCCCACGCCATGAGCGCATCCTCCTGGTAGTTGTCGTTCTTCCGGAGGGCAACCTTGACTCCGTCGAGCAATCCGTCCCAGAGGTCTTCGAGGTAGAAGGTGTCGAGGCGTTCGGCTTCGTAGAGTCCGGCCTGATACCAGCCGAGCCAGTTGACGAAGATGGGTTCTTTGGTTCCGTCTGGCCAGACTAGGTGTGGTGTGAGTTTCCGTGGTCGGTTGTACTTGAGCATCCGTTCGAACTTGTAGAGTTCCCAGCGGTGCTCTGGTGTGATTGTCATGGGTTTCCTTCCTGGGCCCCGGCCGAAGCCGGGACCCTCTCGTCCTAGTAGACCAGGTCTGCCCAACGGTACAAGTTGGAGGTGTAGGTGGGCTGGTTCCACTTCAGGATTGCGTTCCTGGTGTAGTGGTCGAAGTAGTGGTCCTGGTAGTTCACGACCTCTCTCGAGAGCTGAAGAGCGTCGTTGAAGCTCAGGGCTAGAACATCTTCCTTGGTCATGTCGCCGGTCCAGATGTCGACCAGCTTGAAGTCGTGGTCGATAACCTTGCCGGTTGCCTGGAACTTGTCGGCGATGTACTTGCGGATGTAGTTGCCGATGATGTAAGTGTCCTGAGACTTGATTGCCTCGTTACCCTCGATTGCGATTTCGAGAGCTCCCTCAGAGTATCCGTTGGTCACTGCCCACTCGATACGGTGCTGAATGATTGCCTTGGCCCAGTTGGTCAGGTCTTCGAGGTCGTTGTTGCCCTTGTACTTCTTGAAGTTTCCTTCGAAGCTGTAGAACTTGTTCATGGTATTTCCTTCCGTTGGTGTTACTTGATACTTAGAAGATACTGGTACACCGCAACTATGTCAACCCCATCCGGGAAAAAAAGTTCCTCGGCGTGTCGAGGGTAGAATGGAGGCGGAGGATTACATGGCAATCACTAACGGATACGCGACTCTGGCCGAGGTCAAGAGCTACCTCAGAATCCCAGAATCAGACACCATTGACGACGCCGGAATCGAATCGGCAATCAACGCGGCCAGCCGCGAGATTGACTCATTCACCGAGCGCGTCTTCTACAACGCTGGAACGGCAACACGAGTCTTCATGGCCGACGACGTCTTCACCGTCAACATCGACGACCTCATCTCCATCTCCTCCCTCAAGACCTCCTCCGACGGCACCGAGTTCGACGTCACCTGGAACCTCGCCACCGACGCCCAACTCGAACCCCTGAACGGTGTCGCCGGCGGAATCACCGGACACCCTTCCACTCGCATCCGAGCCATCGGCGACTACCTCTTCCCCCGCTACAACGCCAACAACGTCAACGCCAACCAAGCCGCCGTCCAAGTGACTGGTGTGTGGGGTTGGTCCGCTGTCCCTGACCAGATTGGCTATGCGACCGCAATCTACGCTCAGAGGCTCTGGAAGCGGCAGGAGGCACCGTTCGGAATCGCCGGCTTCGGAGAGATTGGTGTCATGCGAGTCAGCCGTCTCGACCCCGACGTATCCCAGCTCGTCCAGCCCTTCCGTAAGGTGAGAATGGCATGACCATCCAGGACATGAGAGCCGGGATTGTCGCGAACCTCGGCACCATCTCCGGTCTCCGCACCTCAGTCGACATCCCCGACAACCCCAACCCTCCGCAGGCTGTCGTCGGCCTCCAGTCCGTCATATACGACCAGGCCTTCCAGAACGGTCTCATCCTCTACAACTTCCAGGTGACGGTCCTCATTGGCCGCGCTTCGGACCGTTGGGCACAACGCCTCGCGGACACATACACCGACGTCGGCTCCGGCGGAATCAAAGGAGCAATCGAGTCGGACCCTACCCTCGGCGGTGCCGCTGTAGATTGCCGTGTCTCGGAGATGAGCAATCTTGGTACGGTATCATTGGGGGAGGTAATCTACCTGGCCGCGGACTTCACGGTCCAGGCGTATGGAACCCCGTAACAAGGAGAAACACACAATATGGCTAAGTTCATCGCAAAGGACTTCGACATCTCCATCGCAGGCTCGGACTTCAGCTCCTCCATCGCGGCCTGTACCCTGGACATCTCTGTCGAAGAACAAGACATCACCAGCTTCGGTGACAACTCACGTCGTCGCATCGGTGGCCTGAAGGACGGCTCCGTCACCTTCGACTTCCACCAGGACTTCGCATCCGGCTCGGTTGACGAGACCGTATGGAACAACCTCGGTGGCACCGTGGCAGTGGTCATCAAGCCCACCTCCAGCGCTGTGTCCAACTCGAACCCCTCATATTCCTTCAACGCCTTGGTCACCAGCGTCCAACCATTCTCGAGTTCAGTGGGCGACTTGGCCACGCAGAGCTTGACCTGGGCAATCGACGGAGACGTTACACGCGGAACGGCGTAGTAGTTGTAGACTGATTCCATGAATCTGAACCTACTTCTCACATACACCGACGGCACCGAACGAAACATCACCGCTAAGGCGGCTGACTTCGTCGCGTTCGAAGCACACTTCGACATCTCCATCGCTCGACTCCAAGAGAGCATGAAGTTGACTCACCTCTTCTTCTTGGCTTGGAACATCGAGCGGCGGACTGGCGAGATTGCCAAGGACATGGACTTCGACAAGTGGATTGACACTGTCGAGATGGTCCAGGCGGCCGACGAAAAAAAATAGAACCCTTCGGGGAGTCGAGTGCTCACTGGCTCATCGCGACCATCGCGGTCGAGACGGGTATCTCTCCGACGGAGCTCATGAAACTCGAGCCTCGAATGTTGTGGTCGATAACCCGGTACATGGAGTTCAAGAATCAGGCTCAAGCCAATTCGGGTAAGAGTGGCAGGGGTCGGCGACGGTAGAATAGTCCAGAGGAGATTCCCTGTGGCCATACCCCAACCTTCATTCGACTTCGAGGACGTCAAGACGCTTGCCGTGACGTTGAAGAATGTTGACCCGTCTCTTCGGCGTACCTTGTATTCGGAGCTTCAGAGGAACGCTAAGCCGTTCTTGACTGAGATGAACTCGACGATGGCCGGGTTCCTGCCGAAGCTCCCGAGTGGTTTCACCTCACATGAGGGTCGCACCCAGTACAACCGTCCTATCGCTCGAGCTTCCACGAACCTTGGTGGCCGCAAGAACACCATCTTCCTGGTCCGTGTTTCGTCATACGAAAAGAACTCCAGCGAGGCCGGTTTCATGATTGCGGAGCTCGCCGGTTCGAAGAACAAGTACCAGGCAACGAACAAGAACGGCAACCCGAACCAACGTGGCCCTCACCTCATAAGCCAACTCGAAGAGAACCTTCCCCTGGTCGGTCCTGGTAAGGGTGGACGTATCGCGTTCCGTGCCTTCCTCGCCGTCCAGCCCGCGCTTCGCAATACCACGGACACAATCATTCAACGTTGGATTCTTGCTACCAACAAGGACTTGAAGAAGGGTCGGGTGCCACGCTAATGGCTCGTCAGAAGATTACGATTCCGGTCACATTCAAGTCGGATGCGACTGGGCTGAAGAACGCTGAAGGTGCGCTGAAGAAGTTTGGTGTGGCGGCTACGGCCGCGGCCAAGACCGCTGTGGTCGCTGTCGGTGCTATCACCGCTCTGTCGATTCGTGAGTTCGCGAAGTTCGATGCGGCCTTGAACAAGTCCATCGCCATCATGGGCGACGTGTCGGAGGCGATGCGGACTGATATGTCTGACGCGGCCCGTGAGGTTGCGAAGGCGACAACGTTCTCCGCTGAGCAAGCGGCCGAGTCATTCTTCTTCCTCGCCAGTGCCGGTCTTGACGCCGCCGCTTCTGTCAAGGCGATGCCAACGGTGGCCAAGTTCGCCCAGGCTGGAATGTTCGACATGGCCCTGGCGACGGACCTTCTGACAGACGCTCAGAGCGCTCTGGGCTTGACCATCCGTGATGACGCGGTCAAGAACATGGAGAACATGGTTCGCGTCTCTGACGTGCTTGTGAAGGCCAACACGCTGGCCAACGCGACGGTCCAACAATTCTCTGAGGCACTGACCAATAAGGCTGGTGCGGCGCTCAAGATTGTCAACAAGGACCTCGAGGAAGGTGTCGCTGTCCTGGCGGCCTTCGCTGACCAAGGTATCAAGGGCGCTGACGCTGGTACCAAGTTCGGCATCGTGATGAGGGACCTCCAGACGAAGGCTCTCGCTAACGC